CAATTCATACATTGCTTGGAAAATAGCTGAAGCCAATAATCGTTATAAGTTTGATGAAAATGATTTAGTAGTAGTCATGTATACTACTTTTTGTAGAGAAGATAGATATATTGATGGCAATTGGCAATTATTTGGTAATGTTTTTCACAACCACTATTACGATAAAGGTTTTAAAAAATATGCAGACCCCACTGGGTATGCAATACAAAATGTAGCTACACTTGATTTAAGTATGCAGTATCTTAAATCATTACCATGCGCTAGTGTACTATTAAGTGGATTTCCATTTGACAATGTAGAAACAGCGTATGACATTTATGATAGCAAAGTAATAGACAATTTAAAAAAGACATACCCTCATGTTTTTAATTTACCAATATCATATATGCAATTTTTACATCCAAACTTTAGTGAATCAGCTAATTTTGCAGATAAAGGATTTAAATACAAATTAGACGACGGTAATTGGTTCGGCGATGCACATCCCTCTCCTTATTGGGGTTATGAATATCTTAAGCATTTAAATTTTCCATTAACATCGTTAGCTAAAGATTATGCATTAGAACAACATGAAATTTGTAAACAATTCGAAACCTTTAGACAATTTATAAATTATTACAAGAATCTACATTCTCAAACAGCAGATATGATAAAGGATATGTTTTAATGAAGCAATACCACGATTTACTTATTGATATACTAAACAACGGCGAAGTACGTGACGATAGAACTGGTGTAGGTACGATCAGCGTATTTGCTCGTCAGTTACGTTTTGACTTACGTGAAAGTTTTCCTGCTATCACTACAAAGAAGTTAGCATGGAAGTCGTGCGTAGGTGAACTACTTTGGTTCTTAGAAGGCAGTAGCGATGAACGCCGTCTTGCTGATATTACTCATGGTAATGGAGCAGGTAAAGTAACTATCTGGACACCAAACGCAATGGCAGGTTACTGGAAACCTAAAGCAAAGTTTGAGGGTGATCTAGGTCGGGTATATGGTGTACAGTGGCGTAGTTGGAACAAGCATAATCTAAAGTGCGACTTTGGTAAAACATGGGAACCAGGATATAACCGTGCAGCTACAGACTGGAAGCAAATTGATCAAATCAAAGAATTGATCGAAGGATTGAAGAATAATCCCAATGGTCGCAGACATATTCTAAGTGCATGGAACGTGGGCGAACTAGACCAAATGGCACTACCACCTTGCCATGTCATGAGTCAATTCTATGTAAGCAAGAACCGTGAACTAAGCTGCCATATGTATCAACGTAGCGTAGACGTATTTCTGGGTTTGCCATTCAACATAGCAAGTTATGCCCTACTTACGCATATGATTGCGCAAGTATGTGATCTAAAGGTTGGTGAACTAATAATATCAACGGGCGATACCCATATCTATAGTGATCATGTTGAACAAGTGAACGAACAATTACGCCGTGAGGCGTTTGAACAACCCACACTGTGGTTGAACCCAGAAATCAAAGACATTGATAAGTTTACTATGGAAGATATTAAGTTGCTAAACTATCAGAGTCATGATAGTATAAAAGCTAAGATGGCTGTGTAATTCTTTATAATGTTCATTTCGAAAGAAAAACAAATATTGTTTTTTCACAATCCAAAAACTGCTGGAACATCGCTCAGAGATTTTTTAAATAAAACGTGTAAAGATGGAAACTTTTTTACACACCTTTTCTATGAAAAATATCTGAACAGTCAATTTAAAATCAACAGTATGTTAAATGTTGTTGACCCGACGTTTAATATTTATTTTAATCACTTATCACAGCAAGAACTTCTAGTCCTAAATAAAGAAGTTAACTTTAATTTTGAAAATTTTGTTGAGATAGTTGTTGTCAGAAATCCTATAGATCGCCTGTTAAGTTATTATAATTTTATTATGCACAAAACTTATAAAAATATCAGTATGTTCTTGGATGATATAGAAAAACAAAAGGTAGACCCGTTACTGTGCTTTCGCAGTCAATTAGATTACGTATCCTATCCGCTTTCATCAAAACAAATTATTTTTAAATATGAAGAAATGGATTTATTACACGATTTTTTAAAATCGCATTTTAATAATGACGGTTCATTGCCTAAATTAAATATTACTAAACAAAAATTTGTAAATAAACTGGAAACTAGTTTAGTAGATAGATGTCACCGTATCTTTAAAGAAGAATTTGAAGTATTGGGATATTAAAATTAACATAGAGTATAAATCATGCAAGAAGTAATCGTACATAAAATATACATGGGTGACGTAGAAGATCCTGATCTTTTTGTTGCTGAACCAATTTGGAAATGGCAACAAACTGAAGAAGGTAAGTGGATAATGGAAAAAAGTGTAGAGAAACCTATGTGGAGGCGACAAATTGATGTTAATAGTTTTGGATACGTCTACACAGTACATGCTTGGTTAGATGGACAAGATTTGACATATTGGAAATTGAAATATGAGTGATATATTAGTAACAGGTGGTTATGGTCTTATAGGACATAACGTAGTTAGAAAATTACGTGATACGAAACATCGTGTATGTGTAGTAGATACTAAGACTAATTATGGTATCATCCCGCAAGATGAGATTGATTATCTTATGGATGAGCGATTAAAAGTAACAGGTGCTACCGAATATTACCCACATGATATCAGCGATAGATTCTTGATGAATCATGCGTTCCGTCGCTTTCAACCAGACATTGTTATACACATGGCTAGTTTCCCACGACAGAAAGTTGTGAATGCTAATCCGGCTAAGGGTGCTAAAGTCATGAGCGAAGGCTTGCTCAATCTATTAGAAGAATCAAAAGCGCATAAGGTCAAGAAGTTTGTTTATATTAGCAGTAGTATGGTCTATGGAGACTTTACTGATGACGTAACAGAAGATGCCGAGTGTAAACCACAAGGACAGTATGGCATTATGAAACTTGCTGGTGAGTGGCTAACTAGAGATTATACACGTAGCACAGGTATGGCACATACTATCATTCGTCCAAGTGCTGTATATGGTCCACTAGACGTTGAGGATCGTGTTATTGCCAAATTCATGCTAACAGCAATGCGTGATGGTACACTCAAAGTCAATGGTGCTGGTGAGACATTAGACTTTACATATGTAGATGACGCAGCAAACGGTATTGTGGCAGCCAGTTTGAGTGACAATACTAACAATAAGACATATAATATTACTAAGAGTCATAGTCGCACACTACTTGATGCTGCTGAACTTGCAGTCAAGATTGTGGGTAAGGGTAAGATAGAAGTGCGCGATAAGGATGCTGACTTCCCAAGTCGTGGTGCATTGAACATTGATGCAGCACGTAGAGATTTTGGTTATGATCCTAAAGTTGATGTAGAAGAAGGTTTCCAAAAATATTATGAGTGGCTCAAAAATAGCCCATTTTGGTCTAGCAAGACAGTATAAAAATCTCAAAGCAGAGTTATTAGAAACCACTGACTTAGTACTACGCAGTGGCGAACTAATGAATGGTAGTTATACCGCTGCCTTTGAAACTTGGCTTGCTATCAGAACCAACTCAACCTTTGCATTGACTGTACATAGCGGTACACAAGCATTAGAAATAATCGCACATTGGGTGCGTAAAACATCTGATGATAATTTTGATCACCCACCTATAGTTAGAATACCTAATATCACATACGTTGCCACACTCAATGCCTTTGCTAAAGCAGGGTTTGTAATTGAGTTAGTTGATACAGATAAAAATGGTTTGATGCAACCTGATCGTGAAAACTTATTAGCTAACTTTACTAAGTTTTCATGTAATGTAGGACTATACGGTGCTAACCCAACATTACAGGCTGTTACTGGACATAATTATAATGATGTAGTAGATGGCGCGCAGCATTGGCTTGTTGCTGACAATACCGGTGCTGGCATGGCTATTAGTTTTGATCCAACTAAGAATCTAAATGCTAGTGGTAATGGTGGTGCTATTGTAACAGATGATCGTGAGTTATACGAGTACGCTTATAGTTATCGTAGCAACGGTAAACCTGATCATGAAACTGCAGGTACTAACAGCAGAATGAGCGAACTAGATTGCGCACATCTGTCTGTGAGAGCAAACTATATTGACAAGTGGCAATGGCGTCGTAAAGAAATTCGTCATTACTATTTGGATGAGTTACGTAATGTAGATGTTCGTTGCTTGAGCAGAGACCATCTCATTCATGCTGATCAAAAGTTTGTTATCTATACTGACAAAAGAAATGAACTACAACAATATCTAACCGATGCAGGTATTGAAACTAAAATTCACTATGCTAAGGCACTAAGTGAATTGCCCATTGCTAGGCACATATACGCTAAACCTGACATGTTGAGTGTAAGTGTAAACTTGACTAGAGGATTATTGAGTTTGCCCATCTATCCAGAATTATCTGATAGCGAAGTTGAGTTTGTTGCTAAGAAAGTGAAAGAGTTTTTTACTTCTCACTAATACTGTCAAATATTTCTTTCTGCTGCTTATACCATTCTTTCCAAGCAGCGTTTTGAGCAGCGCACATATGATATTTGTTATAGTTACCTACAACAGTCTTTAGAAATTCGCTAAAGTAAACTTTATCTTTACCAATCTTGTCCAACTGATCGCATTCTACTAATAGTATTTTTGGTGCTTCAGGAAATTTAGCTGTTACAGGAACTGTAGTTGTACAAGCAGAAAGTGTAAGTGCTACGCAAAATAGTAGTAGTTTATTCATTAGTTTCACCTTCCTGCTTGATGACTGTAACTGTGTTTTCTGGGGGAGCCTCGTTACTTGCTGACATATCGTGTGCTTTGATTGCTACTTCAGGAACAGTACAATTACTGTCAAATACTTTAACTTCCCTGTCTATATATTCAACAACTTTGGCACCCTTGACCTTGATGTATTCTTTCTCTGTGACTACCTTTTCTACGATTTGAGTGTTGACAACTGCTGCTTTAGCTTGTGCTTCAGCAACTTTCTTTTCCATCTCTTTTACACGTAGTTCCCACTTGTTCTTTTCTGCTAGGCCACCCTCTAAATAGACTCCCAACGATAATAGTAGTAGACTTATAATCTGTATGGGTAGTTTGTATTTTCCGATAAAGGGTATAAATCCTAATACGAATCCAGCTATTGTACCTATCACACCTGCTAAGAATATGATGTGAATGAATATTTCAGGTAACCAGTTGATTATCCACATACAATTATTTATGCTAAATACTATTAACAGGAACAGTATTATGGCTATTCAACTTGTAAATGTAGGCACATTACCAAACGACGGGGAAGGCGATCCGTTACGTGTTGCGTTCCAAAAAATCAATAACAATTTTATAAGTTTACAGCAGACAAGCACTAATATTACTAGCGCAGTAAGTGTGGGTACTACTGCTAATCAAGTCATATTTGAATATCCAGCGGATGAATTCACACAGGCTATGATACAGTTGCAATCATACCGCGAAGATAATAATGATAGTCAAAATGGTATGCTCAGTGTACAGATTTATAATGACGGCACAGATGTAAAGTATACGGTATATAATCTTACAATTGTGGGTAATTGGCTAACAACTTATGATATGGATGTGTTAAATGGTAATGTACGTTTACTAGTGAATCCATTACAAGACGAAGTAATACAACACTTTATAGCATATCAAGTAACATACGCAGGTGATTTAGGACTAGGTACACCAATGATTTCTGAAGCAGGTGCAGACCTCATCACTGAAAATAATATTAACATAACTACAGAATAATGCGCATAACAGAATTTTTAACAGAACAACAACTAAGTGATGTACATGATGCCTTAGACGTAGCATCATTATCATTGCCTTATACGTATATGATGCC